AAAGGGCAGCGTCAGAAACCGCATGCGTTCAGTTGGCATCAATGAGCCGAACGAAAACCAGCTCTGGCTATGGCTGGATAGTCGGGAACCCGACCAGCAGGCTGAAGAACACTCCCCTCCGTAGTAATTCGCAAAGGTCCGCGGTTATGCGGATTTGTTCACCAACCGAAAGGATTCTCCATGGCCAAGGCCCAAACCCGTGCAATTCAAACCCCCGGCGAGGAGATTCAGGGAGCTGACGTTTCCGCTACGCCTGCAGCCGATGCGGATCGTGCCGCCGCTGTAGCGCTTGCGGACAACATCGATTCAACCCTGAAAGCAATAGACCAAAAGGCATCGCCCTCCGTGGCTGACCTGATGGCGATCATTGAGCAGCAAGCCGCCCAAGTGGCCGCGCTCACCTCCGCAGTGCAGAACATCAGCCGCGCGCAGGCCCCCGCAGCCCGTGCTACTGAAGAACTGCCCGAGATCGACAGCCTGGACAAAGCCAAGATCAAAACCCCCGTGCTCACGAAGCAGGGCTGGTACGTGCCCGAAACCTTCGGCGCAAACCCCAACGCAGCAGGCCGCTGATCATGTGCTTCTCTTCGCCTAAGACTCCAGAGGTGGTACGCCGCGACCCCCAAGCCGAGGCCGATGCGGCTGCCGCTGAAGCTCAGGCGAAGGCCAACGCAGAGACGGCCACCCGCCGCGTGACCCGCCGCCAAAGTGCCATGAGCACCGGGGCGGGAATGAATACCGCCAGCGCACTGGGCGCAGGCAAAGCAACACTGGGGGGATAACCCTTGTCACAAGCCGAACACGACTGCCGCCGCCTCCACCAGCTCAAATCGGACCGCACCCTGCACGAGTCTGTATGGCGGGATGTGTTCGATCACATGGCCCCCGAGCGTGGCCACGGCTTTTACGGGACCACCATCAACGCGGTGGACGCCCAAGCCAAGAAGGCTGAAATCTTCGACAGCACGGCGATTGACGCCGGCCGGCTCTTCAGCTCCGGGCTGGCCTCCGGCATGCACCCATCGAACTCGATCTGGTTCGGCATGGCGGTGGATGGCCAGAACGAAGAGGAAAACCGGTTCTTTGACAACGCCGCACGGGTGATCTTTGAGAACATCCACGCCGCCAACTTCGACGCAGCTGCCGGTGAGTGCCATGCAGACATGGGCCCCGCTGGCTGGTTTGTGCTGTATGTAGACGAGAAGGAAGAGGGCGGCTACAACTTCGAGCAGTGGCCCCTCTCCCAGTGCTACGTGGCAGCCAGCAAGGCCGGGGGCAAGGTGGACACGATCTACCGAGAGTTTGAACTGACCGTAGAGCAAGCGGTCAACGAGTACGGGCTGGAGAAGCTATCCAGCCAGCTGCAAGACAAGTTCCGCGCCGGATCACTGGGTGACAAGGTGCAGTTTGTCTGGTGCATCTACCCCCGCAACATCCACGCAGTGGGCCCCAAGCTGGCGAAGAACAAAGCCTTTGCCAGCCACCACCACGAAGTCAACACCAAAAACATGGTGCGGGAGTCGGGATACGACGAATTCCCCTGCGCTGTGCCACGCTGGCGCCTGATCCCCGGCACGCCCTACGCCACGGGCCCAGGCTCTGACGCTCTGCCCGACATCAAGACCCTGAACCAGATCCAGAAGCTGGAGCTGGCCTCCCTCGACATCGCAGTCAGTGGCATGTGGAAGGCGGTCGACGATGGGGTGCTGAACCCCAAGACGGTGAAGATCGGCCCCCGCAAGATGGTGATGATGGCTGACACCAAGAACATGGAGCCGCTGACCACGGGCGCCGACTTCAATGTCTCGTTTGCCAAGGCTGAGCGCCTTCAGGCTTCCATCCGTAAGATTCTGCTGGCCGACCAGCTCCAGCCCGCTGACGGCCCCGCAATGACCGCCACCGAGGTGCATGCACGGGTGCAACTGATCCGGCAACAGATGGGCCCGATCTTCGGCCGCCTGCAGGCTGAGTTCCTTCAGCCCCTGATTGAACGCTGCTTCAACATCGCTTACCGCGCCGGCATCTTGGGCCGAGCACCTGAGAGCCTGCGCAACAAGAACTTCACCGTGAAGTACATCAGCCCACTCGCACGGGCTCAGCGCCTGGAAGAGGTCACGGCCATCGACACCTTCCTGATGGGCTTGGCTGAAGCCTCCGCACTCGATCCCACCCTGCTCGACCTGATCGACTTGGAAGAGGCTCAGCGCGAGAAGGCCAACGCCTTGGGCGTCCCATCGAAGCTGATCCGCACCACCGACCAAGTGACCGAGCGCCGCAAACAGAAAGCCGCTGCCGAGGAACGCATGCAACAGCAAGCCCAGTCCCAGCAGCTCCAGCAACAGGCCGGCGAGGCCATGATCAAGACTGCCGCCGCAGCGTAGGAGAGCTACATGCCACCACTCGGAACACTAGGCCCGCAGGGCTGGACGCCACCACCCATCAGCGGGGGCCTTGCCCGCGTAGAAACCAATCTTGTCACCAAGAAGATTCGCACATTGAGCGCAGGAGCGGAAAACGCATTGCGCACCGCCTTGACCAATAAAACCAATGCAATCCACCGCCCACGCGGACTAACAACTGCTGGTCAGTTTGGCAGTACGACAAATCCGTGCCTTAAATTTGAGGCAGAGGCACCCTTTTCGCGGGTGCGCTTCCGCCTCTATAGTCCAACCGGGGCAGCCACGAATTTCAAGATTGCAGCCTGCGCAACTGAAACCGCGCTTGTAAACACTGCGGCTAACACATCGCAGCCAGTTGTTGGCGGCGTGGCATACCCTGCTGTACAGGCGTCGGTAGGCGCTCCGGGTTGGCAGATTGGTTCAGTTGGCGGAGTGCAGAATTTTGACTGGCCGGGTGTCGGGACTGCCGAACTTCCTAAAGAGCTGGTGACAGACTGGTTTGATATTTGCTCAGTGCCACGCGCAGACGGAGGCACTCGGCCATTAATCATGCTCCGCATCGAGCACGACTCAGCGGTAAACGGGGCTATCGGATCTGGAAATATCAGCACTTGGACTGCTGCAAAATCAGGGAACTATCCGTGGTATCGCATCATTCAAGCGCCGAATATCAGCGGCGGCGGTAGCGTCACAGACTTGACCAAAACAACAACTGGCGAGTCTACGGTTGCGCCGTGGGTTGCAGTCGAATTTCAGTACAACGCACCAGCGCTGACGGTTCTCGGGATTGGTGACAGCAACTTAGAGCAGGCTGGAACGCTGTCTATCGGATCGTTTGGCACATGGGGTTATCAAGGGGTGATGACGGCATCGACGCCAGATTTGCCTATGGCATGGATTAACGCTGGCCGCGCTGGTGGAACCAATGCTGTTTATGCAACAAATGGTTTTGCTGAATTGGCTCGGGTGCTGCCCGATGTTGTTGTCTATGCAGCAGGTACATCAAATGACACACCGCTGTCAGAGGCGAAATTACAGCAGTGGAAAACGCGCCTCTCGCGCATGATCTACGAGTGCAAGCAGATCGACGCGCGGCTGATTTGCTACGGCCCAATTCCAGGCATTGCCTACGATGCGTCGAATGAAGTGTTCCGGCTGGCTATGCGGGCACATTGCCTTGCTCTTGACGCTGCTGGCGTTATTGAGTATTTGGACTTTGAGGCGTTGCTTGGCACTGGTGCAAGCCCTAACAGGTTAAAGGCCGACATGACTGGTGACGGCGGTACACACTTGAGCAATGCAGCCGAGGCGCTTATGGCTCCAATGCTCACAGCGTTGCTGGTAGCGGGATAAATTCAAGCCCCTCAGCACGAAGAACCCGCCACGCGCGGGTTTTCAACCCTCTACACATGACCCAACAAAACCGCCTCCCTGACGTAAGCCCTGAACTCTTTCGCGAAATCTTCGAGGTTGACCGGCGGGGGGCGGCGATCCTGGAGGCGCTGATCACTCGGTTCAGTCAACCGGCGGTCACTGATGGCGGCATTGATGCTGTGCTCAAGACATACGAGCGCATGGGTAGCACAAAGGTTGTGCAGTACATCGTCGGGCAGATCAACCGCGCCAACGGCGTGACACCCACCGACATCGAGGCGCAAGCCGACTAACCCACGAAGGAAAAATCATGCTGAAAGGTAAACGCTATGTACTCATGGACGAAACTCCGGGCGCGGCTGGCGGCGGTGCTGGTGCAGCCCCAAGCGGAGACGCAGGCGGCGCAGCAGCTGGTGGAGCGGGTGCTGGTGCACCTCAAGGAAGCACGGACGGTGCGCCAGGTACAGGAACTCCAAAGCCTAGCAGCGCCATGGGTGCAGGAGCCAGCGCAGGCGATGCAGGTAGCGCAGGCGGTGGAGAAGGCACTGGCAACAATTCCGACCCATGGGCCTTCCTTCCCCAAAAGTTCGTGGTCAAAAACGCAGCCGGCGAAATCGACCAAGCGGCATCGGCGCGCAAGGTAGAAGAGCACCGCGCCAATCTCGAAAAACGGCTGGGCTCTGGCGACATCCCACCCAAGGCCGCAGCAGACTACAAACTCCCCGAACTTCCCGACGCCCTGAAGGACGCCAAGCTGGATGACGGTCTGGTGAGCAAGTTCCGCGAGGACGCCCACAAGTGGGGACTGAGCCAAGCGCAATTTGAAGGCGTGATGGGCAAGTACTTCGAGATCGCTCCGGCTCTGGTGAACGGTGCCCAGCAGGTCAGCGCGGAGGAAACCATCAGCACCCTGAAGAGCACATGGGGCGACAGCTATCAAGCCAACTCACAGGCAGCATGGCGCGGAATGTCCCAGCTCGCACAGGTGGCGGGCCTCACCGTGGAAGAGGTGGACGCAGAACTGGGCAACTCCCCAGCCTTCAATCGCATCATGGCGGCCGTGGGCCAGCAGCTCAAGGAAGACCGCTCTGTGAACCCCGGCAACGCATCGGGCGGCGGTGGCGGCATGGAAGAAGCAGCCCGCATCCAAATGTCCGACGAGTTCCGCAACCCCAAGAACCCCGGCCACCAAGCAGCCCTTGCCAAGTGGCAGGCCATCGTGACCAAGGGTGTGCCAAACACCCCAGTTTTCTAAATAGTCGGGAAACCGACCGGTGCCCGGTGGGACATTCGCTCCCATCAGGCCCGGTATGGCAACCGGATCACCTGCACAGCCCGCGCAGTTAGGACAGTAAGCCGGTCCTACCGAGGCGATACAGCAGGCCCGGTAACGGATCACCTGGAAGGCGAACCCCTCAGTTCAATTTTTAGGAGATCGACATGTCCACCACTATCACGACCCAAATGGTCGTTGCATGGGATACAGCCCTCCGGCTGGAAGCTCAGCAAAAAGAATCCCGCCTCCAGAAAACCGTGGTTGACCGCGGCACCATCGAAGGCGCTTCGTTCACCATCAACAACCTCGGCAGCGTTGGCGAGTTTGATGAAAACGTGGTCCGCCACGGTGACACCATCTGGTCCGAGATCGACCACAGCGCCCGCAATGCTGTGATGCGCGATTTCTACAAGGCTCTGCCTGTGGACCGCAACGACATCCCCAAGCTGAAGGTAAACCCATTGAGCGGTGGTTACATGGATTCGTTGATGGCCATGCGCAACCGCAAGATTGACAGCATCGTCTATCAAGCCGGTTTGGGGGCTATCCCTTCGCAAGACGGTCTGGTCAGCTACGTGCTGCCCACTGCCCAGAAGGTTGCCGCAGGCGGCACCGGCATGACCAAGGCGAAGATCATTCAAGCCAAGTCCATCTTCCGCGCCAACGAAGCGGACGAAGAGTCGGGCGAAGAACTCTACTTCACCTACAACGACATCATGTTGCAGCAGATCCTGGCGGACACCACTCTGACCAGCGCTGACTTCATGGCTGTGCAGATGCTGCAGAACGGCACTCTGAAGGGCAAGTGGATGGGCTTCGAGTGGATTCCCTACCAAGGCCTGAACAAAGCCGGGTCGGTGTACTCCGCAATGGCTTGGGCCAAGTCCGGCATCCACTTCGGCCGCGGCTACGAAGAGGGCAAAGTGAGCCCACGTCCTGACAAGAAGGACGCCACCCAGACCTCCATGGCCGCCTCCTACGGTGCAGGCCGTCAGGATGACAAGAAGGTCGTACAGATCGACTTCCAGTAATCAGCAGGCTAGGGGCTTCGGCCCCTTCCGCGTTTCAACTTTTGGAGAATCATCATGGCTGAATTAGCTACCGTTACCAAGACAGCGATTGCTATCGCTGCCGGCCGCAAGGTCGATCCCACCGCCCAGAACCGTTCCCGCTTTGCTGTGATCACCACCCCCGCAACGTGGTCCGCAGCCAACGGCGACACCTTCGCCACAGGCATCGTGCTGGCAAAGGGCACCCGCTTGATCTGCGATGTGGTTGCCAGCTTTGCGACTGGTGCGGCGTCTTCCACCCTGTCCATCGGTTTGCGTGATGCGAACACGAAGGTGGCAGTGGACGCCACGGCCATCATCAACGCTCTGGCCATCACCACCGCCGCCACTTCTCAGGTGAACACCGGCACCAAGCTGGTGAACGGGTTGGATTACGTGCTCCCACAGGATTGCGAAATCTTCGGGACATTTGGCGGCGCAACTCCACAGGCCAACCAGGCGATCCGCGTGGAAGTGCCCTACATCGCACCGTAAAGGCAGTTGCCATTCGCGTGACCGTCTCCAGCGCGGTGGCGTTTTCAAGGGGGGCCTCAATGGCTCCCCTTTTTGTTTGAGGGAACAAGACCATGACCACCGCAGTTTCGATCTGCTCCAACGCTCTGATGATGCTGGGGAAGGCTCCCATTGCCAGCCTCACCGAAGAGACTGACCGCGCCAAGTACTGCGCGAACCTCTACCCCCCGCTGCGTGATGCTCTGCTCCGCAAGCACTTCTGGAACTGCGCGATCAAGCGGGTGTTGCTGTCCCCCACGGGTGAGCCACCGGCCTACGACTACACCCACGCATTCCAGCTGCCGAGCGACTTCCTCCGCCTGTATCAGGTGGGCAAGCTGAACAGCCCGATCAATGATTTTCAGCTTGAGAACCGCATGATCCTGGCGAATGTCCCCGCCTTGCCCCTGCGCTACGTCTGGCGCAACGAGGATGAAAACAACTGGGACACCGGACTGGTGCAGGCCGCCACCCACTCCATGGCAGCACTGCTGGCCTACCCCATCACCCAATCGACCAGCCTGCGCGATTCGATGATGCAGACAGCTGCACAGACCCTGCGCGAGGCCAAGGCCATCGACGGACAAGAAAACCCCGGCGATACCTTTGGTGATGACTTCCCACTGATTAACGGGCGGTACTGATCATGGGCAAGGTCATCCCCGTTCAAACCAACTTCACGGCCGGCGAACTCTCCCCGCGCGTGCATAGCCGCATCGACATTGCCAAGTACAACAACGGTCTGAAGCTCTGCGAAAACATTCAGGTGATGGTGCAGGGTGGCGCCCGCCGCCGGCCCGGGCTTCGCATGGCTGCAGAGACAAAGAACTCCGCCAAGAAGTCCCGGCTGATCCCCTTTGTGTACAACGCCGATCAGGCCTACGTGCTGGAGGTGGGCGACTTGTACCTGCGGGTGTTCAAGGATGGCGCTCTGCTGGGTGGGCCCTACGAGGTCACAACCCCCTACACCGAAGCGATCCTCTCCGAGCTGGAATATGTGCAGGGCGCGGACACCATGTTCATCATGCAGGGCGACACGCCTACCCACCGCCTGCAGCGCTTTGGTGATATCGACTGGCGACTGCTCCCCGCTCCGTTCTCTGTAGAACCCTTCGATGAAGTGGGCGTGAAGCCTGCCCTAGCGCTCACCCTGTCCTCCGCAGCCGTGGGCACCGGCCGCAACTTCGCCGCCACTTCCGCCTTCCTTGATGCTGATGTGGGCCGGTACATCGTGGCCGGTTCGGGCTTGGCGCTGATCACCGCGTATGTGGACGCCAGCAACGTGACCGGCGAGATCCAGAGCGCATTCAGCGGCACCAGCATCGCCTCCGGCACTTGGACGCTGGACGGTTCCCCCCAGACCACTTGCACGGTGTCCGCCGTGGGCCCAGCGGGCACCGCAGTGACTGCCACCCTGGGGGCCAATGGCTGGCGGGCTGGCGACGTGGGCAAGTACATCAAGGTGAACGGCGGACTGCTCAAAGTCACGGGCTACACATCCCCCACGGTCCTGAACTGCTTGGTTCAGCAGGTACTGGCCTCGACCACTCCGGCCATTGCCAACAGCTGGACCCTGAACGCCTCGATCTGGGGCGGTGCCAACAAGTACCCCCGCACCGGCACCCTGCATGAGCAGCGGCTGCTTCTGGCGGGCTCCGAGGGCTTTCCCCAGACCGTAGTGGGAAGCCGGATCGGGGACACCCTGAATTTCGAGCTGGGCACCAACGACTCCGACGCCTTCAGCCGTGAAGTGGCATCGACGCAGGTAGCTACCATCCGCCATCTGGCGCAGGGCCGCCGCTTGATGGTGTTCACCAGCCAGAACGAAATGAGCATGCGGGGAGGGCAAGAGAAGCCCATCACCCCGACCAACATCCAGAAGAACGACGAAAGCACAGCGGGCTCCAACCAGGTGCGGCCCGTGAAGATCGGCAGCGAAATCCTATTTGTGCAGCGTGCCGGCCGTAAGGTGCGGGCCTGTGGCTACCGGCAGGACATTGACGGCTTTGAGTCGCCTGACCGCACGGTTTTCTCCGAGCACATCACCGGCCCGGGTGTGGTGGACATGGCTTTCCAACAGGAGCCGGACGCCTTGCTGTACTGCGTGCGCGCGGATGGCCAGATCGCCGTCTCCACCTACGACACCGAGCAGGAAGTGAACGCTTGGGGCCGCTGGATCACGGACGGCCAAGTGGAATCGGTAGCGGTGATCCCCACCCCTACAGCCGAACAGGTCTGGGTGATCGTGAAGCGGACGATCAACGGGGCCACGAAGCGCTTTGTGGAGTACTTCGACCTCTCCCTGAAAACCGATTGCGCCAAGACCATGACAAGCGGCAGCCCACAGACGGTATGGGCTGGGCTGGGCCATCTGGAAGGCAAGACCGTGAAGGTGCTGGCGGACGGCATCGCGCAGGCTGACAAGGTGGTGACCGGCGGCCAGATCACGCTGGACCGCACAGCCTTGGCGGTGGAGGTGGGCCTGGGCTTTACCCCCAAGCTGAAGATGCTGAACCCCGAAGTTGGCAGCGCAGCCGGGACCACTCAGGCGGCAGCGATCAGCGTGGGCGAGGTCATCGTGCGGGTATTGGACACCGTGGCCGTGGACATCGACGGTCAAACGAAAGACTTCCGCCGCATGGGCTCCAACCTGCTGGACCGCCCCCCAGAGGTGGGAACCGGTGAACTCCGCGAAACCACGCTATCGGGCAACCTGTATTCGAGTGAGCTGGAGATCAGCCAGCCCGAGCCCGTGGACTTCCATGTCCTGGCGGTGATCCGTAAATGCACCATCAACGATTGAGCGCCATGCAGATCACATTCCGACCCGCAACGCTGGACGACGCCCAGCACATTGGCGCAAACCTCCGAGCCGCTGACCTGAAGGAACTGGGCATGCTGAGCCCACTGGAGCCAGTGGCAGCACTTGAGCAGAGCCTGAACGTATCCAGCTGGTGCGAGGTGGCTGTGCTGGATGGTGAGCCCGCCTCAATCTTCGGGGTCAGCCGCTCCCACTTGGAGGGCTGGGGCGTCCCTTGGATGCTAGCCACCGACAAATTCACCCATGTGGGCCGCAAGACCCTTACCAAGCACCGCGGCTACGTGGACCGGATGCAGGCCGAGTTCGGCAAGCTGCACAACATCGTGCATGCGGAGAACCACACGGCCATCAACTGGCTGCGCTGGCTGGGCTTTTCGATTGGGACGGTTCCCTGCGGACCTGAACAGCAGTTCTTTTTATTCTGGAGGAAGTGATCATGTGCGATCCCGTAACACTACTCGCGGCCGGCACGGCAATCAGCGCCGGCGCATCTATTCAACAGGGGGAGCAGGCTGCAGCGATGGGCAACTATCAGAACGCCCAAGCCCAAGCGGACGCAGAGGCCGCCAAGGGTGACGCCCTGATCCAAGCCCGCCAGATCCGAGAGGCTGGCAAGCGGCAAAAGTCCGCAGCACGGGCAGCCAGTGCGGCCAGTGGCTTCAATGTGGATGACGGCACCGCGGAGCTGATCAACAACCAGATCGACCAAGGTGCGGAGCAGGACGCCCTGACCGCGATCCTCGGGGGCAACAGCCAAGCCCAGCGCCTGCGCGCGCAAGGGGAGGCCGCCAAGATCGGGGGCGAGAACGCCCGCACCGCCGGTTATGTGTCCGCCATCGGCAGCGGCATGAAAGCAGCCAGCGGCTGGAAGACTGGGAGCAAATAATGGCAAAAATCCCCATGGGCGATTTCGGGCAAGCCGTCAACCAATCCCGACCCACACAAACCCCCAGCGCTGCACAGCAGGACGGTGGACTCTCCGAAGCGGTTCAGCGGGTAGGCAATACCGCAGCGGCCATCGGTCAGAACGCCATCGACCAACAGGCGGCAGAGGCCAAGCGCCTGCAGGCCCAGCAAGACGCAGAAGCCAAGCGAGAGGCGGAGAAGCAGGCCAACCGCGCGGAGCAGGTCAAGCAGCTGACAGCACACGCCAACATCCAGACCGGACTGGCGGACCTGTACGACGAGATCAACGCCGGGGTGACTGGTAGCACCCTGAACAAGGATGACGCCCGCAAGCAGTGGGGGGAGCGGTCCTCCAAGCTGGTGGCGGATCAGATCGCACAGCTGCCCACCGACCTCGGCCCCTTGGTGGATGCCCAGATGAAGGGACTCGCCGGCAAACTCTCCAACCAGCTTGAAGACACATTCCGCAAGCGCGACCAGCAAGACGCCGACGCGGGGCTGCTCACCTACAAAGAGCAGATGCAGCGCTTTGCGCAGACCGACATGGCCACAGCCGTGAAGCAGTTCGAGCAGGCAGTGACCACCGCAGGCCCCGGCGCCGGCTGGAGCCCCGAGAAGATCGCCAAGGAGGTGCAGGGCTTCAAGGAGCAGGTCACATTTACCAAGGCTTACGAGCTGGTCAGCACCTCGCGCAATGACCGCAAGAGCCTGGACACGGCGGAGAAGGCCATCCAAGGCATGACGGACATGGACCCCCAGAAACGCGCCACTTTGCTGGACCGCGTGGGAGCCTACAAATTCAGCCTAGACCAAAAGGCAGAACTGGCGGCCCAGCGCTCACAGCGCCAACGTGAGGCCAGCCTGAAGACGGCAGAGGCAGCATTCCAAACCTTCCAAGGCATCGCGGACAAAGGGCTGGCACTCGATCCCGCCTATGTGGACAACGTGATCAAGCA